ATGCTTTTGCAGAGCAGTTATTACAAGCAAAACAAGGCAATACTTTGCGTGTAACAAACGAAAAAGACTTAAAGCAAGTATTACGCTATTCGATGCTTTTAGTAGGATTACGAGCCAACAATATGCCAACAGAAGAAGAAAGCTTTGTATTGATAAACTTTATTCAGACAAACTTCGCCAATGTAACAATTGCAGAAATTAAACTTGCCTTTGATATGGCAGTATCTGGTAAGCTTGGAATAGATGCTAAATGCTATGAGAACTTCTCTTGTGAATTCTTTGGCAGAATTATGGCAAGATACTTAGAATTCTCCGCAGAGGAAACAAGGATCATTAGCCAAAGAGTTGTAGAAGATGAGCCATTGCCAAAGCCAAGCCAAGAGGAATTAAAAGCACAAGCGATAATAAATGCAAATGATTACGCTGATAAGTTAGCCAATGATGCTAAATTCAAGTGGTATAACGGCGGATTGAGTGCATTGTATGACATTGCAAAAGAAACGGGCGTACTTAGGTTATCGCTTGAAGAAAAGCAAGAGATATGGGATAAGTTCAATGGTGATGTGATTGCTGCAAAAGAACAGGGTTATAAAAAATTTGTACAAAACTTGGCGGACTTTGATGTTAGATTAGATGAAGCTGGTAATATTAAACCGATAGAATCATGAATATTTTAAAAAAGGCAAACGAAATTATTTTTGAAAGATCAGAAGAAAAGCAAAGAGAATATGGTCCATTTGATGAATCAATGGAAAACGCGGCCAAAGTGGCTTCAATTCTATGCAATAAAGAAATTTCAACAGAAGATTTCTATAAATGCATGATAGCTTTAAAGGTGGCTAGAATGGGGTATAACACCAAGAAGGATACCATGTTAGATTGCGTTGGATATATTTCAGCTTTAGACGACTTTAAAAACGGTGGATATGAAAAATAAATATGAGAAAAGGTATAGGAAGCTTTTACTAAACTGCCTTAAAAATGGGATTGAAAGAAACGACAGAACAGGGGTAGGCAGCTGCTCTGTATTTAACCTATCATTAAAATTCAAAGTGGACAAATATTTTCCGATTTTAACGGGTCGCAAAATGTTCGAAAAAACATTCAACACAGAATTTAATTGGTTTATCAATGGTGAAACCAATATAAAAAGATTCCAAGAAAACAATGTAAAAATTTGGGATAATTGGGCGAACGAAGATGGGGATTTAGGCCCGGTTTATGGGTATCAAATGTTAAATTATAATGGTCAAAATTTGAATCAGCTACAAAATGTTATTGATTCTATAAATAATAGTCCAGACAGTAGAAGGCATATAATATCCTTGTGGAATCCCTTGCAGATTAAGGAAATGGCCTTACCTCCGTGTTATTTATATTTTCAATTTTTTGTAAGTAAAGGTGATTTAAATTTATTTGTATTGCAAAGGTCGGGGGATTTATTTTTAGGGATTCCATACGATTCAGCTTTATTCACTATGATTCTCTTGTATGTTGCAAATAAAACCGGTTTAAAGGCGAGAAAAGTTGAGTTTAATATAATTGATGCCCATGTATATAAAAATCAATTAGAAGCGGTAAATGAGTACTTAATGACGCCAATCCTTGATTTGCCAGAATATACATTTAAAAAAAATACTATTAATTTAATTAACTACAATCACGGTAAAGTGATTACATCTAAAATAGCAATATAATGAACCTAACTAAAGAATTTGAATCAATAAGACAATGGGCATTTAATAAAGGAATTTATGCTAATGGAGATCCTAAAACGCAATACATTAAGCTACAAGAGGAAGCTGGGGAATTAGCGAAGGCTATTTTAAAAAATGATGATGAAGAATTTATTGATGCAATTGGGGATTGTGTAGTGGTATTAACAAATTTAGCAGCACTAAAGGGATATAAAATTGAAGATTGTATCAATTCAGCCTATAATGTTATTAAAAATAGAACAGGTAAAATGCAAAATGGTACATTTGTAAAAGACATCAAATGAGAAAGCTAATATTAATTGTAATCGGAATACTTGCATTGCTAACTTTATATACATTAGAAAAAAGTAATGTACCAAAGAAAATAGTATATTTGAAACTGGTAGAAGAAGATTTCCACGATGACTTTGATTCTACATATTATGTTTACGGAAATAGAACTGATACTTTTAAACTAAATCACAAATGCAATGGGAAATATAATTAGGAAAATTGTGCGAAAAAAAAAGCAACAAGAAAAAGAATTATATGAGAATCATATTTACTCTACTTGGGCATGTTTGCCTGATTATATGTGGACTGATGAAGTTAGAGAAATAATTGTTAGAAAAAACAATGAACAATGGAGAGGATTGGATATAATATTTAAGAATCTTTCTTCTTAATTTACAATTAACTAAATCACAAATGCAAAAACTAATATTGATATGTACAATATTATGTACATCTTGTGAGATGCAAGAGATACCAAAGCCACAAGCGCCGAAGTATAAAGCGATCTATGGAATTACTCCGCTTGCTACCGGCTCATCGTTTTATCCTATCTATGTGCCAATAATTAAAATCAATGGGAAATAGAAGAGCAACAATAGGCAAAGACCATTTATACTGCCCAGATTGTTTTAAGGATTACTCAAAGACTAACTTGGTGCAAAGGTTTGACAAGATTGGCAATACTCATTGTTTAAGATTTATCTGCGATTGCAAAAGAAGATTAAGTCTAAGAGCTTTGAGTAATGGCTGGTTTAAGATATACGATGTAACTGAGGAGCAGATTCGCAAGAATGCAATAGATCGGGAAAAACGAAAACTCAAAAGAGATGCTACTAACAATTAAAGGACAAGTACCGAGCAAGAGTAATGGTTATCGAATAGCTAATAATCGCTTGTTTAAATCGAAAGAGTTAAAGGATTACGAGGAGGCATTTGCTTGGCAAGCCACAAGAGTATTGCAAGAATTCAACGATAAGTTTGGGATAACTATGAAAGTTTATTTCCAGTCAAATCGTTCAGACTTGGACAATGCAGCTAAGGTAATTTTAGATTGCTTGCAGACATCTGGTATCATCAAGAACGATAGGAATTGCTGGCAGTTGCAAATGACAAAAGAAATAGATAAATTGAATCCAAGAGTTGAGTTGTTTATTTACGAACTTTGAATAATCATTTTTTATCAATATGATAGAATTAGCAATTATATTAGGAGCTTTTATAATAAGTTTACCTTTAATTTCAATAGCAAATTATTTTAAAAATAAATAATTATGGTAAAAGCAAGAAAGCATTACTATCGGTCAGCAGATAAGACCATCTATGTCGAAATAGATTACGACAAACTATTTCACGACCATTATTCACAAGAGGGGAAGACGCGATGGTTACTCGGAGCTGATACGGATCGCATTGAAGCATTTTTAAAAGGTAGAGGATATGTAAAGATTAACAAGGCTCAACATGACAAGTTCAGAGAAACACTTACCATCGAATTACCAACAAGCCCTATCTTGGATAGATGAGCAATTGACAAAGCCTAACCAGTTTAATATTAATCTCGGTGGAGGAATAATTGTAAATGACTTGCATAAGTGCTTGGATGTCAGGCAAGAAAGATTGCTTAACTTAGAGGGATATAACCAAAAAGTAGTATTTTTACAAACGAAAATAATAAAAGACCATCTCAATGAAACTAACTGAACGAGAAACAATTGTAATCTATGCGGGATTAACTAACGCTTTAATTGACCACATAGACAACGACTTCCGTAAAAACATTTTTAATAGACATAGTTTAAAGTATAATAGTCAGGCAGTATTAAGAGAGCTTGAAATTATTACTGATAAACTTTACTCAAAAGAAGCATCAACAGAAGCAGTAGACCAGCACATTGAAGCAGGTAACATAATGATTAAGCTATTCAGAGTAGGAATCGAGATGTCTGATATGGATGAAATTAAACACGATGGTTTAAATACGCAACTAAATATTTTACTTAAAAGTTATGGCATTGCCAACATCGAATTTTAAACTAATTAATAAAAAAAATGCGATACATACCAGACCATTTTAATCAAGAGAGTAAAAATTTAGATATGGTGGATCACCCTCAGCATTATCAAGGCAAGACTTTTGAAGTTATTGATATTATTAACGACTATGGACTTAACTTTGAGTTAGGAAATGCTATTAAGTATGTCTTGAGGGCAGACAAGAAAGGCAACAAGAAACAGGATTTAGAAAAAGCCATTTGGTATTTGAATCATGAACTATCAAAATTCAGAGGATAATCAGCTTATTTTAGAGGCTATCATAATCGAAATTATGGAAATTTCGTTTATAGCATATATGGTTTGGAGAATTTATAAAGAATCAAAGAAATTATGAAACCTGATGAAAGGGCGGCTTTCCTTTGTAACCATGCGAACTTCTTTTGTCGAGATAGGGCAAATGCTATTGAATTGGCTTTACTTATTTGTGAACTGATTATGGAGAATCGGTTAAAAGAAGATGACCGAATCTATTGGAAGCTCACAGTTGAAGAACTTTATAAACTACGATGAATCACATATACTCAAAGCATAAGCATTGGATTCGGGTGGTAGAAAAGTTTGGCGAACAACGATACGCTGAAGATGTTGTGCAAGAGGCATACATTAAAGTTTACGGAAAGGGCATCAACGAAGCCTACTTCTACTTCACGCTTCGATCCCTGACAATGGACTTGCATCGTAAGAAAGTTGAAAAGGTAGAGATAACAAAGGAGATTGAATACTCGTTAATAGAAGAGAACGATGAACATATCATTGAGCTTGCGAAACCTTACCAAGATTACATCGAAACTTGGGATTGGTATGATAAGAAGCTATTCATGCTTTGGATCGAATCAGGGGTAAGTATGCGAGAAATAGCAAGGCGAACTAATATTGGATTCATGTCTGTTTATAACACAATCAAAAATTGTAAAGAAAAGATAAAACAATGGGAAAAAGAAAACAAAAAGGGTTAGGCGATACGATTGAATTGCTTACCGAAGCAACTGGCATTAAAAAAGCGGTTGAATTATTTAGCGAGATTACGGGTTTAGATTGTGGATGCGATGAACGAAAGGAGAAGCTCAACAAAATTTTTCCTTACAAGAAGCCTAATTGCTTAAATGAAGAAGATTATAGCTACTTAAAAGCATTCTTTTCGACTAATCCAAGCCAAATAACACCAGTAGTTCAAAGGGAATTGTCAAGCATTTATAAGAACATCTTCAATGTGGACTTAGAATCTACTTCTTGTGCTTCATGTTGGAGGGATTACATCGGGGAAATTAGAAGAATTTATAACGAATACTAATATGGAAGAGAAACAAAGAGGAGGTAAAAGAGAGGGAGCTGGAAGAAAGTCAAAGGCTGAAGAGCAATCTTTAGTAGAAAAGCTATCCCCATTAGAGCCTAAAGCATTTGAGGCATTAGTAGCAGCGTTAGAAGACCATAAAGATTGGGCGGTAAAATTATTCTTCCAATATCAGTACGGAATGCCTAAGCAAGTTATTGACCAAAATACAACTCATACGGTTAACGATTTTGATATTAAGGAGATTGTCAAATTCAAATGATAACAATCAACAAAAAGTATATACCATTATTTGAAAGCAATAGTAGATACTTTGTAATTACTGGGGGAAGGGGAAGCGGGAAATCGTTTGCCCTAAACTCATTTCTTTTGCTTCTAACGTACGAAGTTGGGCATACCATACTATTTACTCGTTACACATTAACATCTGCTCATATCTCAATTATCCCTGAGTTTGTGGAAAAGATTGAGATGGCTGATTTGCATAACGATTTTAGTATAACAAAAGATGAGATTATTAATCTTCGTACAGGTAGTAAGATTTTATTCAAGGGAATTAAAACATCGTCAGGAACACAAACGGCAAATCTTAAATCACTTTCAGGTGTAACTACATTTGTATTGGATGAGGCCGAGGAATTAGTAGATGAAGATGTGTTTGATAAGATTGACTTATCAGTTCGTAATTCAGCAAGGCAAAATCGGGTAATCCTAATTCTAAATCCAACAACAAAAGAGCATTTTATTTACAATCGTTTTTTCGAGCAAAAAGGAGTTGATGCTGGGCAGACATTAACCAAAGGAGATACGACATACATTCACACTACATACCAAGATAATGCTGAGTACTTATCTGAATCTTTTTTAAATCAGATTGAAGCTTTAAAGCAACACAATCCCAAGAAGTTTGAGCATACAATTCTTGGTGGATGGTTAGACAAAGCAGAGGGAGTAGTATTTACTAATTGGCGATTTGGCGATTTTAATCCTGATAAACTGCAAACATCATTCGGGCAAGACTTTGGATTTAGTATTGATCCAACAACATTGGTAGAAGTAGCCATTGACAAAAACAAGCGCAAGATATATGTCAAGGAGCATTTGTATAAACCAAAGCTTACGACATCTGAGATTGCAACAATTAATAAGCAGGTATGCGGAGGCAATTTAATCATAGCAGATAGCGCAGAGCCAAGACTAATTGCAGAGCTTCAAAGCCAAAGAGTAAACATCCAGCCAACAGAGAAAGGAGCAGGAAGTATAACTGCTGGTATTGCCTTAATGCAAGATTACGAAATAGTGTTAGAGCCTAATAGCTTAAACATTGCTAAGGAGTTTAATAACTACATTTACTCAGACAAGAAATCAGGATTGGTAATTGACAATTTCAATCACGCTATTGATGCGATTAGATATAATGTCTTTTATCACTTGTCTAATCCTAACAAAGGTCAATACTTTGTATATTAGAGTAACAATTAAAAACATAACTCGTTTATAAATTATGAAGATTGAATTAGATATTCCAACTGATTTAAGTGAAATTACTCTTGGTCAATACCAAAAGTTTTTAAAAGTAGTTGAGGATAATGAAGAATCTGAATTTGTGCATCATAAAATGGTTGAAATTTTCTGCGGTGTAAGCCTAAAGAATGTGTCTAAAATCAAGCACAAAGATTTGAATTATATCATTAGTAATATTTCTGCCTTGTTTAATGGAAAGCATGAATTACAACAGAAGTTTACTATTGACAATACTGAATTTGGATTTATTCCAAACTTGGATGATATTACTTCTGGTGAATATATGGACATTGATTCATATATAACTGATTGGTCAAGTATGCACAAAGCTATGGCGGTGTTATATAGACCAATTATAAAGAAAGCTGGAGGTAGGTATATGATTACCGATTACGATGGTACTTCGGAATATGGTGAGCTGATGAAACGAATGCCTTTAAGTGCCGTAATGGGATCGATGGTTTTTTTTTATCATTTAGGAAACGAGTTACTAAAAAGTATTCTGACTTATTTGGAGAAGAATCAGGAGGCAATGAGTACTCTGAGCAAGCTCAATTTGGGAAAAGATGGGGATGGTATTCATCTATCTATGCTCTCTCTCAAGGAGATGTTAGAAGATTTGATGAAATTTCCAAGCTTTCCATCTTTACCTGTTTGACTTATTTAACATTTGAAAAGCAAAAGAATACATTAGAAGCTAATATGCTAAAGCAAAAATAAATATGGGTTACTATTACATAATTGACAAGTTAAAGACATACTTAAAAGCTACTGATTTTATTAATACAGTAACAGTAGGAGATTTGTCTTGGATTGATAATGCCAAGCAAACTATTTTCCCATTAAGCCATATTATCGTAAATAATGCTACTCCAAGTGAGCAATCATTGAGCTTTAATATTTCTATCCTTTTTATGGATATTGTTGATGAAAGCAAGTCTGAAACTATTGATGTATTTGAAGGAAATGATAATACTCACGATGTATTAAATACCCAGTTAGAATTGGCTAACAAAACTTTTATGGATTTGATTAGAGGAGAACTTTATAGCGATTTAGTTCAAATCAATGGCACTCCAGTTTGCGAGCCATTTGTAGATAGATTTGAGAATTCAATTGCAGGATGGACTTTGACTTTTGATGTAATTGTACCTAATAATATGACTACTTGCTAATGCAATTAACTGAATCTCAAAAGGTAGTTAAGAAGTATAGAGATTATGTGATTCAACAATCAAGGTCAAACTTGTCAAAATTGAAACACAATAATACAGGAAGCCTTTATAAAAGTATTAAAGGCGAAGTATTGCAAGAAAAGAATTATTTCTTGATTGGATTTGAGTACGACTATTATGGCGAGTTTTTAGATAAAGGTGTTAAGGGAAAGTCAAGTTCAAGAAAAGCTCCCAATAGTCCATATAAGTTTGGTAATAAATCAGGAAGAAAAGGAGGATTAACTGAAGGTATTGATAAGTGGGTTAGGCAAAAAGGAATACAATTTAGAGATAAAAAAAGTGGAAAGTTTTTAACATATCAATCTACTGCTTTTATTATTGCAAGGAGTATTTATATGACAGGAATTAAATCAAGCTTCTTTTTTACAAAACCATTTGAGGCTGGATATAAAAAGTATATTCAAACTGATTTAGTCAAAGCACTTAAAATTGATTTGGAAACAATAGTAGATAACGGAATAACAAAAGCGAAATGATTATAAATGCAAGAAGTCCATATTTCATTTTAGTTAATGAAAGTGGACAAGTAGGTAGTAAGATTGAGATATTCTTATGGAATACTCCAGCTTCTGTACCATCTTCAGCAACTTATACTTTGAGTAAGCGAAATGCTTCTTTAACTCAAACTGAAAACTCTTACAATATATCTTCATTCATTCGTGAGTATATTGACAATGTTGCTCCAACAGAAACAACTGATTTAATGTGGTGCAATGTTAGAATTAAGCGATATAAAGAAACTTCTTATGATACTTATTATTTAGTTGATACGATTGATTATGTAGGTGTTAATGGATATACTAAATATTTAGATGGGTATAATCATACTGATGCTTCCAATCATTTTGTTGTTTTAGCTGATACTACTAAAGAAATACAATATACATTAGGAAATATTCCATTTGTCAATGTAGTAGTCAATACAACTTTAGGAGATAAAGTAGATATAAGCTATAAAGATTTAAATGGCAGAAATGAAGTTGCATCTATTTTAATTGATACAACTGATGCTGATATTATTGATATGCTTGCGATTGATTTAAGCACTTCATCAGTCAAGTACAAATGTGGAAATACATTAACCATTCGTTATTGGTCTGGTGGCGAGGTAGTAATCAGTAAAACTTTTAGAGTCATTCCAGTTTGTGAGCCAAAATATACTCCAGTAGTTTGCTCTTTTATTAATCGTTATGGAGGATGGCAATTCTTGAATTTCTTTAAGGCTCAAACGAATGCTATTAATGTAGAATCTTCGACTTATAAAATGATGCCAAGTGCGGTTGATTATAATACAAGCAGACCACAAAGTGCTTCGTTTAATATTAATGGAAGTCAATCGGTAATCTTAAACACTGGATGGGTTAATGAAAACTATTCAGACTTAATTCAAGACTTGCTTTTAGCCGAAACAATTTTACTTGATGGAAAACCAGCTGAATGCAAAACAACTGGAACAAGTTTGAAGACTTCGCTTATGGATCGTAACATTAATTATACGATTGAATTTGATTACGCTTACAACTTAATTAACAATGTAATTTAATGGTAATAGTTGGAGTTTATATTTATGTAGATGGTATTGCTAAACGACTTGAGTTATTCAAGGATGAGAATATTAGCATCACAAGTTCTGTCCAAGACATTAATGATATTGGCAAAGTATTTACTGACTTTAGTCAATCTTTTACAGTTCCAGCTTCAAAGCACAACAACGGAATTTTTAAACATTGGTATGAAAACTCTATTGATAATGGATTTGATTCAAGATTAAGAATTGATGCTTATATTGAGCTTGATACAATACCATTTCGTAAGGGAAAGATTCAAATTGAAAAGGCACAATATAAAAATGGAGTAGTTGATAATTACCAACTTACTTTTATTGGAAGTCTTATTTCATTGAAAGATGCTTTTGCTGGGAAGCAATTAAAAGACATTGATTTTAGTGGCTATGATTTTGCTTATAGTGGTACTGCGGTTAAATCTCGTGTTACAACTTTTGGAAATCTTGATATTAAATTCCCTTTAATTACTTCAAAGAATGTTTGGCAATATGGAGGAGGCGGGGCTGCAATAAGCAATTGGGACATTTCAAATACTGCTACTCCAATTTATACTTCTGACTTATTCCCAGCGATGAAGATTGCGAGTATTTTTGATGCAATCGCTGGTAGTTTAAGTATTACTTTTGAAGGCAATCCTACTAATAGTTTTTTAACTGATTCAAGATTTACTCGTGCTTTCTTATGGTTAAAGAATACAGATTTATTTGAGCAGAAATTTAAGGTTACAAAAATTAACTTTCAAACAAATACTTCTACGACAGGCACTCAAGGAATGTTTAATGTATTTACTGATACATTAACATACACTAAGCCAATTGCTCCAGCTTATTTAAGTCAAAGTCATATTACTTTTACTTTCACTTCATCTGGTATTCCATTTACTTTTTATGTTTATCGCAATGGGATTAAATTAAATGAACAAAGTTATGTTACACAAACTTCGCCAATGTATTTGGAAGTACCTTTGGGCGAATCAGGAGCTTACACATTTCATATATCTGCTACTTCTCCAGTAACTTATACTTCAGTTTATTACTTTGAAACTAAAGTAGGAGCTACAACTACAAGCGATGTAACAGTAACTCAGAGCACAAGCCAAACAACTGACACAATTTTGGATATTGCTTCGTATATGCCAGATATTAGTTTAGAAGAATTTTTTACTGGTATATTAAAGATGTTTAATTTGACTTGCTATTCAACTCAAGATTCAGTATTTAGAATTGAGCAAATAGAAGATTGGTATAATGCTGGAGAAATAAAGGATATTACAAAATATGTAATTACTGATAATTTAGATATTGAACGATCTAAGGCTTATAAGCGAATTAAATTTAATTATACTCCAAGTGAAAGTTTTATGAATCAGCAATACTTAGGAATTGCTAATCATGAATATGGGGATTTAAATTATGAGCTTAATAATGATGGAGATGATTATGAGATTCTTTTGCCATTTGAAAACTTATTATTTCAAAAATTTAGCGGAACTGATTTACAAGTTGGCTATTCTTTAAAAGTTGGATTTGATAATTATATACCTAAGCCTGTTGTATTGTATGAATATGGTTCGGTAACTGCTACATCATTTAAAATTAATGATGGAAGTACTACGACTACTGCAAGTGCTTATAATGCTTTTGGTCAAGATACTAATATTGCAAGCGTAAACTGGTCAATCAATTTTGGAGCAGAGCAATCAAGCTTTACAAATATGATTGAAACGAATAGCTTATACTATAATTATTACGCTGAATATGTAAACAATATCTTTAATATAAAGGCTCGAATTATAAAGATTAAAGCAATGATGCCAATACCTTTTTTAACTGCCTTAAAACTAAACGATAGAGTTGTGATAAGAGATAAGCGTTACACGATAAACTCATATACAACTAACTTGACAACTGGAGAAGTTGATTTAGAATTACTAAATGATTTTAGAACAATATGATAAAGCACATAATAGACTTGCTTATTATTGATGACCATTTTGCTCAAGCAGAAGTTATTGAAATAGCAAAAGGTAGGTATTGCTTGCCAAATAAATTTAAAGAATTATTTAAACTATTTAAGAGAGAATTGAAATGGCTGAAAAGAAAGAATTTGAATTAGAGATTAAAAGCAATCTTGACAAAGTTGTTAAGAATGTTGAGCATTTATCTGATTCATTAGAAGAAGTAAAACAGACTGCCGACAAAACCGATAAATCTCTTAGACATGTTGAGGAAGATTTAAAGGATATTGGTAAAACTGGCAATCAGGCGGCTAATACATTAAGAAAAATGGGTTCTGCTATTGGCGGAATTGCATCTAACATTAAAGGTATTGGTATTGGCATTCTTGCATCACAATTTGAAGATTTTAAAGATACTCTTACAAGTTCAAATAAAGTTGCTGATTTTTATAGTAACTCACTTAATACGGTAAAAAAATCTGCATCAGATTTAGGTAATTTATTATTTTCTGGAAAGTTTTTAGAAACAACTGGAAATGCTATTAAAGGTTTAGTTTCAAATCCAACTCAAACTTTAGCAAATGCAGCACAATATTTTAAAAACGCGAATAATGATGCACAAAAAGTTACTAATCTTGCTAATCAAGCATTATTTGCATCTGTAAAGCAACAAAGAATATTTGAGGAATACGATAGACAAGCAGAGGAACAAAGAAAAATTCGTGATAATGAATTACTTTCTCTTGATGTTAGAAATAAAGCCAATGAAAAACTTGGTATTATTATTTCAAAACAAAAAAGCGAAATGCTTGCTCAAGCTAAAATTCAAAAAGATGCAGCGCAAGCACAATTTAATTTAACTGGTCAAAGAGAAGATGAGTTAAAATTAGAGGAATCTATTAATAATATTTTAGCGGTTAAAGCTCAATTACAAGGCTTTATAACTGAACAAGACCAAGCAAGAATCTCATTAATCAATGAGAGATTGCAAATGGAAAATACTGCTTCAAGAAATGCAATTGATATTGATAATGCTCAAATCGATTCTAACAATGCAATTATTAAATCAGAGGGGCAAAGATTAAAAGAGCAAGAAGCTAATCTTAAACAAAGATTAAGAGATGAAGCTCAATATTATCAATCTTTAGAGCATCAATTTGAAGAAGGTAGTACAAGAAGAGCAGAGATTGAAATAGAAGGAAGCCAAAAACTTAATGAAATACGGCTTGCTTTACTTGCTAATCAAGATGAGCAACAAACTTATTTTTATAATAGGGATCAAGAATTAAGACAACAAGTTATTAATAATGAGCTTGAGGCTTATTCTACTCGTTTATTTGCATTACAACAATTTAATCAAGCTGCGCAAGAAGAATTGCAAATGAAACTTTAGTTCAACAAAGAATTATTGAAAACCAAAGAATTGCAATGGTGTCAAATACTCTTGGTAATATTTCTTCTTTGTTTGAGGCATCTTCAACTGAAGGAAAAGCTTTTGCTATTGCTCAATCATTGGTTAATACATATCAAGGTATTACTGCTGAATTAGCAACTAAGACTGCTACTCCATTTGAATTTGGTTTAAAAGTTGCCAATGTTGCTACGGTAGCAGCAATGGGTTTCAAAGCGGTTCAAGACATTATTAATACTCAGCCATCTTCAACAGGAGGTGGTATGGAAATGACTGGTGCTCCAGCAGTTTCAGCAGCTCCTCAATTTAATGTGGTAGGAGCAAGTGGTATTAATCAAGTTGCTCAATCTATTAATCAGCAATCTAATCAGCCTATTAAAGCTTATGTAGTTTCTAAGGATGTAACAACTGCACAAAGTTTAGATCGCAATATTGTTAATTCTGCATCCATGTAGTGAAAATAAAACAATCAAATTTTAAATCGTTTATAGGTTATGAGAATCGTGGAATTAATTATTGATAAAGATACAGATGGCATTGATGCCGTTTCCCTTGTCGACTTTCCAGCAATAGAGAGCAACTTTGTCGCTTTAAATAAAGAATACGAAGTTAAGCTTGCCGAAGTAGATGCTGAGAAACGGATATTGATGGGTGCGGCATTAATACCAAACAAGCAAATTTATCGTAAGTATGGAAAGGATGAATTCTATGTATTCTTTTCTAAGGATACGGTAAAACTTGCATCTGAATTGTTCTTAAAGAATGGTAATCAGTCAAACGCTACTTTGCAACATAATAGCAAAATTGATGGAATGACTGTTGTAGAATCATGGATTATTGACGATACGGAGAATGATAAGTCAAACGCTTATGGATTCTCTTTGCCACAAGGGACTTGGATGATTTCAATGAAAGCAGACAATGACCAAGTTTGGCAAGATGTTAAGGATGGTAAAGTAAAGGGATTTTCTATTGAAGGATACTTTGCTGATAAATTAGAAATGGCTAAAGAAGAAGAAATTGTTAACCAAATTATTTCAATACTTAAAGATGGCGAAGAATAAGAATAGCTCTCCAGTTGGAGGCAATCGTGCTTGCTTGTGCGAAGATGGCACATATAGCAAAGAATGTTGCAAAGGCGAGGAAATCAATCAAGGAATTGGATCGTTGGTTGGACAATCTACTACAACTACAATAGTAAATACAAATCAGTCAAGAACAATTATAAGCGAGCATTAATATGAATATTCAAAAACAAGTATTTGGAAAATTATTCCAAGAAGAAAATTTAGAGTTAGAATCTCAAAAATATGAATTTGCTGGAAGAGATATTTCCCAAGTTGATGCTGATGTCGAAAAGATTTTAACAAATTTCACAAAAGCAAGATTTATTGCTCAAGAAAAAATGATTGATTATAAGTTGACTTATAAAACTTATGAAAAGCAAATTCAAGGTTTGAAATCAGATGCGATTCAACTTGAAGGTGATTTAGAAAATATAGCAAGTGCTTTAGCTTCTATGGGCGTTCCAAGTAATGGAGTTGAAGGTTTTCAAAAAGCAAAACAAAAAGTTAATATCCTTATGAAAGCTATTGAAGATGGCGAAAGCTCTTTAGTGAAATTTAAGAATCCAATTAATTAGTAAATAAATAAATAAATAAGTATGAACTACAAAAACAAGTTAAACCAAATCAAAGCGTTACTTGCTTTAGAGGTTAAGCTTGCTCAAATGAAGCTTGAGGATGGTATTACTATTCTTGAAGCAGAAGCATTCGAGCCTGATTACTCTGTTGGTATTGTAACTGCTGATGGCATTGTACCTTTGCCAGTTGGCGAGTACAAGTTGGAAGATGGAAGCATCTTAGTTGTTGCGGTTGAAGGCATTATTGCTGAAATCAAACAAGAAGAGGCCGAAGCAGAAGTTGAGGTTGAGGTTGAAGTTGCTCCTGAAGAGGTTGTTGAGCCTATGATGGAAGCAGAATCTGCTCCAACTCCTAAGCGTATTGTTGAATCAGTTTCAAAAGAAACATTCTTTGAGGCTGAATTAGAGGCTTTAAAAACTGAATTAGCTGCTATTAAAGCAGAAAATGAGTCTTTAAAAGCTGACAAATCTTCT